AGGTATATTCTTTGAAATCACAGATATTTATGATTATAAAGAATTAAAGAAAGCTCGCACAGCATTAGAGAATTATCTTCTGCTTGTATTTAAAATACCATATTTAGCAAAAGGTGAAAAAGAAAATGATTTTGCTTTAGGAATAGATCAAGCACTTGAATATTTTGATATGGCTATGTCTGCATTACCTGATGAAGTCGGTGGTATGATATCTCCATTTGAAAGCGCAGAAGCTATTAAAGTTGACAGAACCGATAAATCTACAGATATGGTTATAGATGCCGAAAACGCTTTATATAATGCGGCTGGTGTACCTAAAAATGCATTTAATTCTACTGATAATTCTGCTTCTACCCTACTTATGTCTATTAAACAGGACTCTAAATGTGCATTTAGAATTTTACGCCAGTTTGAAAGGCATATTAATAAGAAACTTAAAGATTTTAATAAGACAGTTTATTTTAAGATTGAATTTTTAAATATAACAGAAGAAAACCGTCAAGACAAAGTAAATATGTATAAAGAAGGTGCTACTTTAAGTACTCCTACTAAGACACGCTTATGTGCCGCAATGGGGATGACTCCCATGGATGTGATATCTTCTAATTTTATTGAGCAAAAGATTCTTAAAATAAACGAAGAATGGATTCCTTTAACATCGAGCCATACTCAGAGTGGAGATGGTGGTAGACCTCAAAAGGAAGAAACTGAGCTTACCCCATCGGGTGAAACTACAAGAAAACAAGGTAGTAATGATAAAGGAAATAAAGTTTAAGGAAGTGATGGAATGAAATTTATACATTGTTTCACAAAAGACCTAAAAAATAAATTGCTTCAAAATGGTTATAGATTAATAGCTGAATCAAATGGATTTTCAATTTTTGAAAACTCCCCTTCTATTAAATTTAATTTTAACGAAATTGATAAAAAGCAATTTATTTTTAGTAATAAAATGACTTTTTAAAGAAAAGGTGGTGAATAGATATTGAGCAAAGTGCAGGAATTAAAACATGTTTCATTGGCTACTACATATGAAATTGATTCAACTTTTGATTCGGAAAAATTTATTAAAATGAGATTAAGGGTTTGTCATGATGGAATTAATCCAAATAAAAGTAGTTTTGAAGTAGCTGATATGGAATCTGCAAAAGATTCAATCAAAAATATACCTATTCTTGCAAATGTAATTTTTGATAGTGAAGGAAACCCTCAGTTTGGGGGGCATGATATGGAATTAGAAGATAGCAAGACTAAAGAAGGAGAATATAAATTAATTTATAAGGAAACTCCCATTGGTGTTGTGCCTGAAAGTTGCAATCATGAAATTAAAGAATTTAATGGTAAAAATTATGTATTTGTAGATGCTTATGTTTGGAAGAATTACAGTAATTATGCACAAGATATCATTGAAAGAGATAATGATATAAAACTTTCTATGGAAATTTTAGTTGATGAATATTCTTATAATGCTAAACAAAAGGTTTATAATATTACAGCTTATCGCTATTCTGGAATTACATTTTTAAATAAAGATTATGGAACAGGTATGGAAAACGCACTTGCTACCACTGGAACATTTTCTGAAGATGAAAACAAAGAAAAGTTTATTATTATGATGGAAGAGTTAAAAGAAACTCTACAATCTTATNATATAAATAATCAAGAAAGGGGTAGTAACGTGGNAGAAAAACTTAAATTGCTACAGGATAATAATTTAACTGTTGAATCATTAGATTTTTCAATTGATGAATTAAGTTTAGAAGATTTAGAAGTAAAAATTAAGGAGTTTATTGAAAAACAAAATATAGATACTTCAGTTGAAGAAAAAGAGCCTGAAAAATACGTTAAGAGTTTTGAGCTTTCTCATTCTGATATTANGTACGCATTATATCAACTTTTATCTCCTATTGAAACAGAAGATAATGAATGGTATTTTATTGACCAAGTTTATGATGATCGTTTTGAATATATGAACTGGGAAGGTACAAAAATTTATCGTCAATATTATATAAAAGATGGAGATAATGTTGAATTTAGTGGGGAAAGAATTGAATTATTCCAAGTTAGATTGACTAAGGAAGAAAAAGATGCTTTAGATAGTTTAAAAGATGGATATTCTGCTCTTGAAGCAGAAGTTAATGAACTTCGTTCTTATAAACAGGATATTGAAACAGAAGCACGTAACGAAGCTGAAAAAGCATTGTTTGAAACATTCCCTCAATTAGTAGGCAATGAAGAATTTGAGAATCTTAAAAAGAAATCATCTGAATTTACACTAGAACAACTTGAAAAAGAAATTTCTCATATAGTTGTAAAAACATCTGAGGAATTTAAAGCTTATTCGCAAAAAAGAGAACAAAATCCAATAGTAAAAATTAAGAATTTTAAACATGAGTCAAATGATAATAATCCTTATGGGGATTTATTTGACAAGGTTAAGAAAGATTAAGGAGGAAAATTAATTATGGCATATGGAGTTGTAAGAACAGATGCAATCAAAGCCACTAAGAGTGGTAATATCAAATCGGGTCGTTTTTATGTAACAGACACCCCCACAGCTATTGAAAATGGCAATATAGTAAAATTAGACAGTTTAATTTCTGGAAATCGTGAACTTTGGAAAGTAGTTGCCGCAGGTGGCATTACTGCTAAAAATTTGTATTTAGTAGCTACCCCTGAAGTAATATACGATGAAACACTAAAATCTAGTGGTGCATTGGATCAATTTAGAAATGAAGCAGGAGAAAATATTACCCTTATTCCTTTAGAAGTTGGAGATACCTTCGCTATTTCTGACGATTGTATTACGCCTATAGATGATGACGATGATGTTCCTGCTGTTGGTTCGGCAGTTACCCCTAGTGCTGCTGGAACTAAGTGGACAGAATTGGCTTATGGTTCACTTAATACAGAAGTTTTCTATGGGAAAATTATAGCTAGAGAATTATATAAAGAAGGTAAATATCTTAATGTAATTGAAATGCAAAGTGTACGCTAATCAAAACAATAATATAAAATAAGGAGGAAAATAAATTATGGCAACTAAAAATGAAATCGTCAGACTTGGCGTAGATACATATAAAAACAGAGTTGTTGGCAATTTCTCAAAAAATGAAAGCCTTGAAGCATTAAGGCAAGCTTTTATAGACCTTAATGGTGGNTCTACAAAACTTGATTATAAAGCACTTCGTAGAAATGGTGCTGAAATGTTTGAAATTATAGAAGAAATCCTTGAAAANACCGTTCTTGAAGGACTTTCTGATGATAATTTCTTTACTAACTTTGTTGAGTATAGAAATATAGCTCTTGGTGATCAGAATAGTTTCTATGTTCCAGACAATACTATGTTGGTAGTTTCTGAAATTGCTGACGGAACAACTTCTATTCGTAGACAGAGATTAGACGTTGGTACTAATGTATCAATTACTACTTCTTGGAAAGGCATCAAAATATACGAGCATCTTTCTAGATTGCTTTCTGGCAGAGTTGACTTTAATCAGTTAATTGATGCTCTTGAAAGGGCATTTAAACAGAAGATTAATGACGATACTTATACTGCATTTACTGGTGCGTTTACAAGTTTACCTTTTGGATTTTCTGTTTCTGGTAGTTTTGATGAAGATTCACTTTTAACTTTATGTGAGCATATAGAAGCGGCTACAGGCCAGACTCCTGTAATTTCTGGTACACGTGCGGCACTCCGTAAGGTTAATACTGCCGTTGTTGCTAATTCAGCAAAAGAAGATGTATATGCTATGGGTTATTATGGACAGTTTAATGGTATTCCTATGGTTAGAATTAAGCAAGTTCATACTGTTGGTACATATACATTTAAGCTTTCCGAAAATGACCTTTACGTTACTGCTGGTGACGCTAAACCCGTAAAATTTGTTACTGAAGGTGAAGCTAGAATTCTTTCTGGTGATGCTATGAGCAATGTTGATTTGACACAAGATTACTTCTTTGCTAACAGATATGGTACTGGCGTAGTTATTACTGACCTTTTTGGAAAGTATGAAATTTCTGCATAATAGTTTAATAATACAATATGGGATGGGGAGTTATCTCCCCTGCCCCATTTGGAATAAAAGGAGTTTATTATGAAAGTTTTTGAATTATCAAAAGAATTAAATATAGAGAATAAAGATTTACTAAAAATTATTTCTGATTTAGATATTGAAGTAAAAAGCCATTTAAGCGTTTTGACTGATGAACAAGTAGAAATTATTAAGCAATCAATAGGTGACGTTCAAAAAGATGAAGTTAAAGCTAAAGCTGAAACAAAAGTAGAAAATATTAAAAAACCCAAAGTGTGGAAACCAGATTTAACAAGAATGATTTGTATTAAGAATATCGCAAAGGGTAAGTTAATTTATAAATCTAAGCGTCAGATGGGATATACAATAGTTTGGGAAAAACGTGGCGCATTAAATTATATGGAACTTGGTGAATTTATAAATCTTAAAAATAGCGATATGAGATTTATCACTGAACCTTGGATTCGTATTATGGAAGAAGACGAGGTTGAAATTCTTAAATACGCAAATGTATATCAATATTTTAAATCTATTATTGAAATTGACGATGTAGACGCTTTATTGAGATTGCCATTTGATAAGTTTTGTTCAAAATTTGACAAGTTACCAGATAGTTTTAAAAAGACTGTTGCTGAACGTGCAAAAGATATGATTGCTAATGGCGAACTTGATTCAATAAAAATTAAGAAATATATAGAACAGCAATTAGATATCGAACTTGAATTTATTGGTGATCAGAAATTCGGTAAAAAAAATAACACAATAGAAATAAGGTAAAGGAGTGTGAGATTGATGCCCACTCCATTTAGTAAAATAGATGATATGTTTTTAAGTGACATATCTGATGATACATTATTGGATTA